CCGTGTCGTAGCCTAAATAACTCGAAGCCACTAGTGCTCTGTCGTTAACAAAGACCAATCCACCACGGTTTAGATCGGTCAGTTGACAATAAATTGTTCCTGAACCACCCAAGGTTGATGTCGGGAAGTTTTCACTTGCTGTAGTTCCTTGGTGGACGAAATCAACAGAATGGATTTGAAGTGCTTGGCGATCACCGACATCGACGTAAGAGCCGAGGTCAATTGTTGCAAAGGTCTGAGTGTTAGCGGCGCTAATTGTCACTCGTTCGGTTAGGGTAAACATGCTTGTCTTTTTAGTTGCCATTGTATCACTTCTGGGTGGTCGGGGGAGTTGTTTCGGTTAATGAAATATCGGGCCGGCTCTCCCCCAACCAATCACTTCTCATTATCGACGGTGTATAAAGTAAACCGAACATATTCGTAGTCCCCTGCAATCTGCAGTACATCTTTGCGAGCGTAGCGAGTCAATCGGACAAACCACCCGTCCCCGACCTCCACCCCTATCAAAATAGCCCCCCCTATATTATTCTGCTCAAGGCTTTTTTTTCGGAGATATTAAATAACATTATTATTTAGCGTAATTCATGGCGAACCAATACTCCATAACCGTGAGCAACAGGGCTGATGCTGTCCTAAAACTTCTGAAGGAAAATAATTACAAGACTTCTCAGTGCATATCCGCGCTCATCGAGACTCTAGGATATGAGGCAACTGTACGTTTGGTTACATATCAACGTCGGATTACTAAGTTAGAAGAGGAGGATGAGTGATATGTACATCAAAGAATCTTACGTTTACACGCTTCCTGCAGATATGGATAATCCTGATGGCCCTACACGTTGGGTTGCCTGCAGCAGCGGTGATTGTGGCTACGAGCGTTGTGAGGACGATTCCAGTTACATGATACGAATGAAGCCAGTCTTGTTGAGGATGTTCAAGGTGAACGGTGCACAAGTCTGTGAAGGATGTCTGAAGGAATGGCGAGCGGAAATATCGGAGTGGATTGAATGAAACCGGATCAGTTACCTGAGTGTCACGTACAAGCCAACGATGACTACTACGTATGCTACGTGATGGAATACGATGACGAGGAACACATGGACGTCGATGAACGATACCACAACGGAATCCTAGAAGTTTTGAGAACGTGTCGCATATGTGGCGAGTGCGACGTGTACTATCCTGTTTAGAAATACGGGATGAACATTACAGCAGCCCTAACAGCATCGATCCCACCGACCATAGCGAGAGTGAGAAAAGATACCAAGACATTTAACTTGACCAGAGTATCGAGATTTGTCTCTTTCTCTCCACGTCGTTCTTCACGTGACATGAGCCATTGAGCAAAGCGTTCAATTCTAGTTGCGGTTTTCGATTCTTCAATTGGTTTTTCATCAGTCATAGTAATACCTCTTCAATAGTGTCTAATTGTCTTCCTACGTCTCTACCCATCTTTGCCCCACGTGCTGTAGCCATGGCCAAGCCGCCGATCCAAAGAGTGTCGACAATAGGAAGAGGTCCGTCAATCCAGACGATAGGGTAGGTCCAAACATAAGCGGTAAAACCAATCGCAGCACCTATGCCTTGACCGATTGCAGTAAATGGTATGTCTGTTTGGACCTTAGAAGGTTTAGGCAGTGGTGCTTGAACAACTTGTGCAGCGACAATAGGTGATTGTCGAGTTTGTTGACCTAACAACTTCCACCATTCTTCTTCGAGCATTAGTTAACGTCCTGTTGCAGTAAGTAAGAGTTACGAAGTCGCATGATGTACGACAGATCGTTTTCTTCCTTGCCACTTCCAACTAGGACAACTCTCATGTGCGGTAATTGAATACCTGAGCCGTTAGGGATGGATTGGCCACCAAGAGGTTGAATAACAACAAATCGAGTAACATACAATCGGTCTGACGCGGTTGGTGTCATTGATCCAAATTCATTCGTTGAATAAACAACACCTGCTTGTTGTGGCAAGGAAGAATTGTGTACGATCATTTGAACACGACCGTAAAGGATGTTTTCAAAACCAAGTGTTGTTGCTTGGTCGGTTGTACGTCGTGGGTCAATACCAGGACAACTGTAAACAGGAATCCACGAAGTGCCATCACCAGTGTAAGTTTGGTCTGCCACCCACTTATCTACTTTGAATGGACTTTCAGTAATTAAGACGTACTCGAATAATGCACCATATGGTACTAAGCCCGAATCAGGGTCTCCTGGATCCCTTAGAACCACTCCTGGTACCGTATAGAATGGTGAGTTTTGAATTGTAGCTGCCTCAGGGTAGAATGTCTCTTCTTGAGTAGTAGTCATACCGCCAATATCAATTTCATCTTGGCTGTAAAGTACATTTGAATCAATGTACTTCCAAGGGCCGTCGCTCGACCACGTAGTTCCAGATTCAGTATAGGTGAACGAGCCTCCCCGCATTACTTTGTCAAACATGACTGTACGACTCATTTCTTACCACCTTTCTTCTTAGATCCTTTCCAAGACTTTGCGGCTTTCTTGAACAATGTGTTATGAGGTGTCTTAGGATGTTTCTTCTTCAGACGTGCGAGTTCTTTCTTCATGTGCTTGTTGTATGCAGATGGAGCGCGCTTAGCAGCCTTAACGGTTTTCTTAACCGCTGCCTTACCAGCACGACGTGCAGTGGACTTTGCTTCCTTCTTTGCAGACTCAACAAACAATGCTTTGAGTTCTTCGAGAGTTCCTTCAACTTTAACCAAGGTAAGCACCTCAGTTATCTGCTGCTGTCGATTGGATAGCGATGGCCATAAAGTCCTTCGAGGATAGAGTGACAATGGAAGCGTTGACTCGAACGGTAATGTTGACTGCTCTTGCACTTCCAATTGCGGTTGACAAAGCAGAAATGTACAATTGGTCGTTGACGACAAATCGTCCATCATCTGAACCCTTGCCGTAGTTGTCTGGAAAAAGGTCGGCTGAGTTGCTAAGGAATGCATCCGTGTCGTAGCCTAAATAACTCGAAGCCACTAGTGCTCTGTCGTTAACAAAGACCAATCCACCACGGTTTAGATCGGTCAGTTGACAATAAATTGTTCCTGAACCACCCAAGGTTGATGTCGGGAA